GCATCACTATTATCGTCTAACTCAGGACTTTGCCTTGTGAATCTTTTAACAGTCAAACCAGGAACAGTAACGTCATTTACCGTTCCATCTGAAGAAGCCGCAGAATAAGTAGCTGTGCCCGTTAATGTAGCTGGAACATTAGCCCCACCTTTAAAGTATTCTGACAAGCTATGTGGTGTACTGCCTCCAAATTCAGCCGCTATAGCATTTAAAGATATTGGGCCAGATGTTACAATAGTCACACTATTCTCCTATGTCGTTATGCTACCTGATGCTGTTACATCACCTACAGCGGTAAAATTTCCATCAGTATCTATACAAAATAATCTTGTGCCATTGTGTTTGAATACAAGAACGTCAGTTTTTGATGCGCCATTTACTGTGAAGTTACCAACTTCAACAGTCCAATCATCACTAGCTCCTATTTGTATAGTTGTTGTTCCTGCCGTTGCATTAGTAAACGCCATCTTTGGAGCAGTAACAAAACCAGTTCCATTAGGTGTAAGACTAATATTTTGATTAGCGCCATCTGCTATAGCTATACTACCTGAATTTGTCCCAGTATTTGTGTTTAAAGTTAAATCACCTGTGCCGTTTGTAGTTATAGTAGCATTTTCATTGCTACCGCCTATCTTTACAGTATCTGTATCTAAATTAACATCTCCTGTTCCATTAGGAGCTATTGTTACGTTTGCGTTAGATGTAGATACGATAGAGTTTCCATTAACATCTAAGTTAGCCGCTAATTGTGGACTAGTATCTGTATCTAAACCTGTATTTAAAATATGAACTTTTGCATTATTTCCAGCACCATTAGTAAACACCCAAGCAGTTTTACCATTTCCTATAGAAACTTCACCATCTCCAGCAGAACCTCCTGCTGTTCCATTTCCCTGTCTTATAGTAAGAGCATAGCCTCCTGAAGTAGAATTTTTAATTAATAAAACTTTTTCTTGATCACTAGGAGATATAGTTATGGTAGCGGCAGAACCTAAAGTTCCTGTAAATATAAAAGCTCTAAAACCACCATTAGAACCAGATGCGGTAGCCTGAGATATTGTACCATCTGTTGTTGTTAAAGTTGTATTACCACTTATAGATATTTCCGCAACACCCATTGATGCTTTATCAATGATGTCAAAATTATTATTAGTGGTGGTTCCCCATGTGCCTGATTGTTCACCAGAACCTGGTTTTTCTATACCTGTATTTGCAGTGTACTCACTTGCCATCTATGCGGCCTCCTCATCCCAAGTAGTGCTTTGATTTGGTATAATTTCAGTAAAATTACTTGTTTGACTTACGCTAACTTCACTAAAGTTATTTACCACATCAGGAACAACCAAACCATATATATTGATTATAGCAACAATGCCTTCTGTTGACAATGATGGCATAGTAACATTGGCTGTTCCTGTCACTGAGGAAACGGCAGTTACAGAAGACGCTGAAGATAAAGATGGAACAGTAAAACTAGCCCCAGCTTTACCTAAAGCTGTACCAACAGATGTTGAAGAAATTAAACCACTAATAGCGCCTGTTGTAGAGTCACCTGTAACCGATAGTGAACCAACTTGTGTATCAGAACTTAGACCATCTACACTGTGAGATATAGATAACTTTAAAGATATATTTCCTAATTGAGAGGAGGAGGTCAGACCACTTATTGTGCCAGTATTAGCATCTGCTGTTAATTCAACGCTACCTAACTGTGTTGATGAGTCTATGCCATTAACACTTAAATCTGCATCTGCTGTTACAGGTGTTGATCCTACATCTGTTGAAACATCTAGTCCTGAAACGGTAAGATTAGAATTACCTGATACAGACGTAGAACCTATTGCTGGGGTAGACGATATAGAAGACAAGGATGTAGAAGCAGTACCTGTTACAGGTATATTCGTTTCTAATGCTACTGAAGAAGTTAAACTTGGAGCAGTTCCTGTTATACTTATACGAGCAGTTGTGCTTCCTAATGCAGTAGTAGAAGATAAACCAGAAACTGAGACAGAAATATTTTCTTGCTCAATTATTGTAATGCTTCCCAATGCAGAAGAAGATGATAGAGAGGTTAGAGATAAAGAAGCACCACCAGTAACTGCTACATCTCCAATAGCAACCGCTGAAGCTAGATTAGGAGCAATACCTGTCGCTGTTATGCTAACATTTACTGCACCTAAAGTTGCAGTTGAAGATAAAGATAATGAAGAAAGGTCTACATTACAGGTTCCTGTTACAGTCGGAGTACCTACGGCTGTAGCTGAAGCCATAGTATTGACTGTAACTGATTCTACCTCAACGACTATACCAAGAGAGGCAAAGGAGTCTTCAGCAAATGCTACTGCGCCAAAAAACATTTAGCCTCCTATCCTGCTAAGTCTCCGTGCAATACAATCTGACAATACTTCGCATCTCCAACAGATGTATTAGAAAAGTTGGTATTAGAAAACATCTTTGCAAAATTTGTTTGTTGGGTTTGGTGTATTTGCGAAACATCACAATAAGAGCTACCAGGAGTTACTGTGTCTGCCTGTTGAACATTAGATGCTCCAGCCCATGAAGTATTTTCTTTAAAGTTAGTAGTAAAATTAATTTGTGTTTGACCAGCACCTAAATCTCCTAAAGAAGTTTCATTAAAACTATCTCTTATTGTATGATTTGAACTTTGTTCAAAGTTAGCCCAAACTTTAGCACTACCCCTCGATACAAAAGAAGTTGCTACCTTATTAGTAGCACTACCATCAGCAGTTGTAATTGAATCTACTCTAAGTTCGCTTGCCATTACGCTAAATCTCCAAATAGCATTATTGGATTAAAATCTTCATCAAATTGTGTTCCTGCACCAGATGTATTGCTTGGATACCCAACAGTAAATCTAAACGCACCAGCCGCTTGCCCACCTGTATATTTAGAAGACGTTCTAGCACTAACCCCTGTAGTTTCATTATGACTATTTATCACAAACATATAAGCGGTATTACCCATATTGTTAGTTAAATTAAAAGTATAATCACCAGTGTCATTATCTGTCATAGTAGAAGAATTGAAAGAAGAGTTTGTAATTACTTCTGCTGTTCCTGTACCATCAATCATTCCATATGCTTTTGCTAATCCTTGCTGTAAATTTGTAGTGCCACCAGTTTGATTAGATTGACCAGCGTTAGTAGTTGGTGCGCCACCTTCACCAAAGATTGTAGTGCTACCACTTGCTATGAGATTTGCTAAATCAGATGCTCTGCTCATGCTAATTCTCCCATTTGTATATATCCTACATCGGTAAATTCATTATAAGCACCATCATCACTTCCTGCGATTAGTCCAACACCTGTTGTAAGTTTTTTAGTATCAGGATAATTATATTTGACAGAAAAATTATCGTTATCACTTGCTCCTGCATCTCCTGCCATACTTGCTGAAGCATAATTCACGTTGGCCATATTATTTGTAAAAGCCGCATCAAATTTAGCATCTGAAACATCTGTTACGCTACTAAAGTTAAAACTATTATCTGCATGAGGTGTTCCAGTAGCGTCAAAATCTCCCCAAGCCTTTGCCAAACCTGATTGTAAATTAGTAGTCGTACTGTTGCCCTCACCTGTCACGGATACTGACCCAGCCGTAGTAACCCCTGTAATTTTATCTACTTTGAGTTCACTAGCCATTATGCTAAATCTCCAAATACAGACATATAACCTAATCTGTCTCCAATATTGCTAGTATCAGCATCGTGCATTTGATTTTTAATCGCACTTGTAGTTGTTGTACCAGCATCTATAGTAGTTGTGTTGTTAGCGGCTACTGTCCCAGATAAATAAATATTATCTGTAGATGAAAGATTAGATGTTAAATTACCGTTTATTTTACCTGTACCACCATCTTCTCCACTACTTATATTTAAAGTTCTGGCAGAAACATCATTTTGACTCAACCCAAAATAAGTGCTTGACGTATGAGTATTCATACCAAACAAAACAATTGCCGCCTGTTGCTTAGTCAACGTAACAGGGCTAGTACCATTTTTTGCCGCAATCGTATCTACATTTAATACACTGGTCATACAATACTCCAGTAGCCATTAACAGTGACTGTAGCGTTTTGTGTGATAGGCCCAGCAGATAAACCATTTTCATCACTGTCTATTGTAAGGTCATTGCTTATTGTCTGACCATTTAAACGTATAATACTGTTATTACCTTTGAACGGATATCGAGTGTCAGACTCTGTTTTAGTGTAGTTCTCTGCAACACTAAATACATCATACACAATCATCTCAATAACATCGTTAGCTTGTGCGCCTGTTGTTAGCGTTACAGTTGTGCCATTTGTTGCCGCATAGTCAGTAGTTGGTTTAAGCAAAACCCCATTCTGATATACGTCCATGAACATACCATCTGTGTATGTAAGGGTATTAGATGAACTGTCACTTCCAGAAAACGCTGTCTGGTTATCGTCTGCTGTATACAAAAATCGTGTTCTTACACCGTTAGTTGGACTTTTTCCTATATACGGCATTACTTTAAACTCCTTATGGCTTAGTAGGCCAAACAACATCATCTAGTGATGTGTATTTATTTGTTATATCTCTAAGTTCTTGACGATATGTTTTCATATTAGATGACATGGTTTGATCCGACAAACCATAATAATCTGTGTCAATTAAACGATTATTACGTTCTATTCTTAACATATCTAATTTTACTTCTTTTAATAATTCTGCTTCTTTTTTTACAAGAGCATC